ACAAACGCGGTTCCAGCTTTATTGAAGAAGTTGTCATAGAACTGCATACTGGAGTCATAGTTCTGCAGCGAGACTGCCATCATTTGGCACCCATACTTGAAACCTATGCCTGGATTGGGGTTTGTGTCATAGGCACTCAAGTTAGGCATAACTAACGACATTTGCCGCTTGTTGAACTCTACTAGCTCTTTCATATCGGGTGTGAACTTCATCTGGTCATAACGCATAGCTTGCATAAACACCGAGTTACTTGCCATATTGACATATTCGTCCAAGTCAGTTCCCTCATACATAGGGTTGGACTTGTCTACGATGATGATGACCTTGCGTTGGAGGTCGCCTATCTTAATATCTCCAAGGTTCCGACCACCATTCTCATAGCTGTATTTCTTTCCAAGGACATAGTCTTGGAGTCGGTTGTAAATAGCGTCTGCCATTTTCTTGTAGATGACACTGTTCTGACTCATTATGCGGAGGTGGAGAATGAGAGGGTCATTCGGGTTAGGACACCCTGAACCATTAAAAGCGTAATTGGCAACCGTCTCACATACGCTATCAAATGGCACCGAGTTGTATGTCTCCTTCACGTCATAACTGTCTACAGTGCTAGTTGCAACTACAGGAACGTTGTCTACAGAGTAAACTGCCATATCCAAGCATCTGAAACCTTGTCTGACGACTTCCTTCAATGCACACAAATCAACGAAGCTATTTTTGAAGTTGCCAATGGAGCAAGCGTTGTATGCGGTCTTGACATAGTAATCTTTCAGACTGTAGTCAAAATTGCTGTCAAACTTGCTGAATGATGACAGTTTGGGAAAGTTCTTATACAGCGTCTTCAATGACGAGCACTTACGTTTCCTGAGCGACAGCTTGTTAGATATGTAACCTATAATACCTATCACGACGACGGCTACAACAAGCAGAACGACTATCCTCACAATGGTGGCGTTGTCCATAGCTGTCATCAAACTCTTCACTCTATTTCTTACCGATTCCATTTTGATATGGGGTGTCTTCACTATAATCTACCAGGATTTTATTTATGGCATCCATAGTGAGTTAAAAGCTTTCCTAACTATATAGTTAGTTGTAAACGTTGAAGAGAATGCCAGGTGGATTACTTAATATCGTCTCCGAAGGACAAGGGAACATTATACTGAATGGTAACCCGCAAAAGACGTTCTTCAACAGCACATATAAGACGTATTCCAATTTTGGAATGCAGAAGTTCCGGATAGACTTTGATGGTCAGCGGGCACTGCGGATGACGGAGTCATCTACCTTCAGATTCTACATTCCGCGATACGCCGAGTTATTGATGGATACATATATGGTGATAGACCTTCCTACGATTTGGAGTCCCATAGTTCCGCCACAAGACTGTAGTGGAGTATGGCAGCCATATGACTTCAAGTGGATTGAGAACTTGGGGACTCAGATGATAGAAAGTGTGGAATTGAGTGTAGGCGGTCAAGTATTGCAGAAGATGAGTGGACAGTATCTTTACAATTTGGTTGAGCGTGATTGGAGTTCTGAGAAGAAACAACTATATTACCAGATGACAGGTAACACGGCAGAGTTAAATGACCCCGCTAACGCTGACGGTCGTAATGGACAGTACCCCAGTGCTTATTATACTACATCCGTTCTGGGGCCTGAGCCGAGCATTAGGGGCCGGCAGCTATTTGTACCGATTAACACGTGGTTCACTTTGTCTAGTAAGCAGGCCTTCCCGCTAGTGTCCACACAGTACAACCAGCTGATTATAGACATCACTATTCGCCCTGTGGCAGACTTGTTCGTCGTGCGTGACCTGGATGACCCGGATGGCAACTATATTCGCCCTAACTTGAATGACCCTAGGTACTCATTCTACAAGTTTTTGCAGCCACCTCCGTCTATAGATCTACAAGCAGATGACTATTCAGACAGGCGGACAAATTGGAATGCTGCTATCCATCTTAACGCTACTTACGTGTATTTGTCACAGGAAGAAGTGCGTAGGTTTGCATCACTACCACAGAAGTACCTTATCAAGGAGGTATATGAATATAATTTCAACAACACCACCGGAACAGGCAAGGTGGATTTAGACTCTCTTTCTGTAGTCGCAGATTGGATGTGGTATTTCCAGAGGAGCGATGCGAAACTTAGGAATCAATGGAGTAATTACACCAATTGGGCTTATGACGGTGTGATGCCTTCCCCTATACGTCTTGCTAATAACAGCGATCCTGCACTGACAACTCTCACTTGCGGTCCTGTGACATCATATACACCTGCAGTAAACCCGCTTACCGACTCAAGCTCCAATATCTACATCACCGGAGATTACTCACCTGATAACCAGCAGCATATATTGGAGACGTGGGGAATCGTTTTAGACGGGAAATACCGCGAGAACCCATTCCCGGCAGGTGTGTTTGATTACGTTGAGAAGTACGTCCGGACAGGTGGGTATGCCAAACCGGGACTCTATTGCTACAACTTCAATCTTAATACCAGTCCATTTGACCTGCAACCATCCGGTGGAATGAATGTGAGTAAATTCCGCAATATACAGTTTGAGTATAAGACATATTACCCTCCAATGGACCCCTCAGCACAGTTCTATACCGTGTGCGACCCTGAAACCGGTGTGCCTATTGCTGTGAACAAGCCCACCTGGCGGGTGTATGACTACACATATGATTTGCACGTGATGGAAGAGCGGTATAATGTTGTGTTGTTTGAGAGCGGAAATGCTGGGTTAATGTTCGCTAGGTAAGGATAAAGATGAAGATAAGATTGAGCACTAGAATGGTTACGATGACGACAAATAATACATAGGTAAGTAGTTTCGCATATGTATTATTCGCAATGGTTAGAAGGGAGTACACCACAGTCGTAGAACACACCCGTAACGGTTTTCCGGCAACCGGCTTTCTCAGGGACCTCCGCTGCTTCTATGTTGGCTAAAGACCACGGGTTGCGCATTTCAATATTCGGGAACGCAGACAACGGAATACCATCTATTGAAGGAATAAGGGTAGTCTGCGCGCGACCGTATTGTGCGGTATTTGGTGCTAGCATCTGAACGTTAAAAACGCCTACTTTAGGACTCTGGATTCCCCTGCTATTGGTCAGGCTCTTGTTCTCCGAACTAGATGACAGGTTCCCGTGTTCTACACTCTTAGGTATGTCTTCAAGCTCTACCTTTTCGGTGTTGTCTCTGAGCCGCGGCGACTCTGTCATATTCTGCATGTGCTCTATCATTGCCCTACGGTAACCAGCGCGAACTGCACCATACAGGAAAAATACTAATCCTGCCATCAAAGCGAGAAGCAACAATACAAATAATGAGTCTTGCAGAAGTAAAGTGATGTTCGTCATTACGTGTTGTTTAACTATAGTATACTGAGAAAGCAATTATTCTGTGCACATAATATAGGTTATGTCATCAGAATCAGATAAACAAAATACAGAAGGCAACCAAGAAGTGAAGGAGAACAATTGGAAAGGGTTTGGCAAGTCTATCTTGTCTGCATTCATCACAACATTTATTTGGGCCATCATTGGCTGCAACTTCTTGTTCTTGCAGAGGTATGTTGCCGAGGGTGGTGAGTACCTTGGAACCTTGTTCCCTGATGACCCTAACAAAGCTCCTTATTCTTCCGGAGATGGGTCACCGAAGATTGCGAGGCAGTTTAAGGCGAGTGGACTTAAATCGCTTTCTAAGTTGAAGTCAAAAGGAGATGTTACGAAGGCGGGGCTTATGTCGGGCGCAAAGCGTTCTAGCTCTAAAGCCGGTTCTGATGTCGTTAAGACACAACAAGACACACAAGCTCCTGTGGTTACACCCCAGGCAACACAAGATACAAAAGATGAAGGGAAGCAGGCTCCACCTGAGAAAGTGACTGAGAAGACGCCACTTCTTCAGGCAGTAGACTATCCGGGTGACGAGTCAGAGCGGGCGGGCCAAACAGGTGGGAGTGCAAGCACAGCTGACCCAAAAAGGGTGAAGATGTTAGACAAGCTATCAGGCCTCAGTAGTTACAGTTCGCCATATACTATGAAGGACAGCCAAGAGGGACTGGTGGGCGATTTCAAGGCGTGGATAGCAGAAAGCATTGAGTTCTCTTATGTGAACGGACGGAAAATAATAAATACGATACTGAATGGCGGTGATATGATGAGCGAATCAGTGTCGCCTGCATTAGTGCTCCTTCTATCTGTTCCCCTTGTATCATTAATGATTTCAGTGGTTCCGTTCTATGGCCTCCTTAGTACATTGGTTGGTGAGTTCCAAGCACCTAATAAGGGATGGGTTTGGGCAATAGTGTTCTTGTTTGTTCTCGGCTTTGACTTCATCCTTGCAGGCGTTGTTGGTTTCTGGCAGACTGTCCAAGTGTTCTTCACATTCCTGTTGCTTCCACTTGTGGCCAATGCCTCCAACGTATTCTCTATTATGGGTGAACATTATGCGTTCTTCACGGGTATGTTTGGCCTGATGGTGGTGTCCAATGCATTCTCCTATTTGCGTATTGAAGCCGGTATCACTATGTTCCTGACATACGTATTCCTCGTGTGGAAAACCTGGAAACAAAAATAGTTTGTGAGGAATTCATTGATGACGGAAAAATGGATAAAGATAAAGTGCTGTATCACATTACATTTATCTGCTCTCTTCCAGTTCATTGAGAATGGTTAGAAAAGGTAAGCACAGGTTACAAAGACCGTCAACATCGTCTTCCGCGAGTCCTAGGAAACCATTCGTGTCCGTATGCACCCCGACGTTCAACAGGCGACCTTTTATAAAGGCGATGGTTGACAACTTCTTGCGTCAGGATTATCCCCGTGACAGGATGGAATGGATTATTGTTGATGACGGGACAGACAAGATTGAGGACTTAGTCAAAGATGTTCCGTGTGTGAAGTATTACCACTACACTAAGAAGATGTCACTGGGTAAGAAGCGGAACCTGATGCACGAGAAAACAACTGGCGAAATCCTGGTGTATATGGATGATGATGATTACTATCCCCCTTGCCGAGTATCGCACGCTGTGGAAACGCTACAGAAGAATCCGGAGGTTTTGTGTTCTGGGAGTAGTGAAATTTACATTTGGTACAATGGTCTCAACAAGATGTATCAGTTTGGTCCGTATGGGCCTCGCCACGCAACCGCAGGCACCTTCGCATTTAGACGCAGGTTGCTGCGCGAGCATAAGTATGATGACCACGCTGCGTTGGCCGAAGAGCGTTCGTTTCTCAAGGCTTACACGGTTCCATTCGTTCAACTTGACCCGCTGAAGACTATTTTGGTATTCTCTCACGATCATAATACGTATGACAAGCGTAAATTGCTGGAAAACCCACACCCAGGGTACGTGAGGGAATCTCATAAGACGGTGGATATGTTTGTCAAGGAAGCCGACGCTAAGAAGTTCTACACAGAAGACATCACTAGCGTGCTACAGGACTACGAGCCTGGGCGTCCAGAGATGAAGCCGGATGTATTGGAGCAGACTAAGAAGTTGGAGGAGTTCAGGAGGAAGGAGCTGGAGAGGATGGTAGCAGAGCAAGAAACTCGTGCGAAGAACCAGTCAACGGTCGTGTATACATCTCCGGATGGAACGAAGAAAGAGATGACGAATGAGGAGATAGTAACTTCACTCTCGGCTCAGCATAGGAGGATATATGAATTGGAAGAACGTCTTGAGGAGCTTGAACAACTTCTCGAGGAGAAAGATAGCGAGTGTGGACGTCTAAGGGGTTTGAATCAGCTTCTGACAAAGCGACTTGCGGACAAGATGTATGCAGTCGTGAAAGAATTACCTACAGAAGCTGACGTCATCAGTGATGAGTTGTTTGGATGACGTGTTGTCAGGTTTCTAATAAGTCGCACGTAAAGAAACTTAAAGCGTTACGACATAACAGTATATCTTAGTTATAACGTTGTGTAGTTCAGCTTCGTAATGGTGTCTGTTAGTGTATCAGTTTCTAATGCAGGGGCTTCTGGCTCAACCCTAAACGATGGGCCTTCTAGGCAGTACGAAAGTAGAAGGAGTGCTTACCCATCTAACGTAACAGGTAATCGCATCGTAAATGCAGAGACCGGTGTTGCCACTGATTATCGCGTTGGTTCGCTTGATGAGTACTTGTTTTTCAAGGTCGCTGATTCCACACACCGGAACTCAAATGGAGACTCGGATATCTACTTCTACGACTCACCGGAGAACTACCTTCGCCATCGCTTCTCGCGTGTGCGTTACAACGCCAAGAGTAAGCGAGGAAGCAATACCCGCGACAATTACGAGAAAGCTAGGAAGGATGAGATGTTGTCTAATCCGGGGAATGCAATGGTTCATTGGGATTTAGTAGACTCTCGTGGTGCTCCCACCGACAACGCATCCAGGGCATATATGCAGCCCCGGATTAACCCAGCTTACTCAGCCAAATGGACTGCTCGCCGTGCTCAACGCGTTGGTCAGGTCAGCACTGTCGCTGCTTTGGAGGCAGCCTAAGATTGAAACGCTTTGTAATTACGAATACAATGTTCATCACCGTCCGTTACTTTATTAATTAACTGTCTGTTCACATTCATATGCTTATAAGAATGTGAGCTAGTTCAAATCCATACCTCAATTGCCCTAGATTCCAAGTGTGAGCTCCTTCAATACTTGGGTGAGCGTCTTCTGCCCACCTGAATGTTTTCGGATTGTCCTATGTTTTGGAAGGCGTTTGCGATTTCTCCGGCTTCCACCACCCTTTCTCTGCCTTTTTAATGGAGGGGTCATCGCCAATAACGCGCTGGCTGCTGCTTCTGCTTCGGGGTCAGTTTCTTCATCGTCCTGCTGCATCCTACTCGTTTCTTCATCGTCCTGCTGCATCCTACTCGTTTCTTCATCGTCTTTCTGCATCCTACTCGTTTCTTCGCCCTCATAAATAACGGTCTCGCCCCTCTCTCCAAGTGGCTCGTCAAACCCTGACAGCTTCATAAGGCCAGCCACTGCTTCCATTTCTCTGTTCTGCATATTCACCTTCTCAAATATCTTCAACCAGCTTTCGGCACAGGTCGTGTATCGGTCTGTCGCTTCATCTGTGTCATCAACAGATTGGGAAATCTTCTTATCACCGGATGACTTCTGCATTAGGTCAATTATCTCGTTGAATGCCATCACCGTGAACGGGTCGCCGTCACCTTTACTCGCGGCGTTAATCTTTTCTATCGCCCGGGCGAATTCTGCAGGAAATTTTGGTGCGACCACAATGTCAAGTTCGGGCTCAGCGGAAAATGCATCTCCCTTGAACGTTTCCACTGTTTTGACAAACGCAGACAATATTTGGTCAATTGCAGAAGGTGGCTCTGCGGGTGTGCGTGACTGGAGAAGCCTCATTATGTATGTTATCACCTTGGCGCGCGCAAGGGCTTCCTCAGCACGCATCTGTTTGTAGTAACAAAGGAAGTCAAACATCAGCCGAAGTGTGAACACCCACTGCTTGGATGTCTCCGGCTCGTATTTATCTGAAGCTAACTTGGCGTAGGTCTTCTGTAGGGGTTCGCTCAGTGCACTTCCCGCGAGTCTGTTTTGGTTCAAGAATATGACCATTGCTCTTAGGTCAGTGATGATTGTTGGAGTTTTACGGACAACACTGATTAGGTCAACATCAATCTCAACCGTTTGAAGAGACGATGTGTCTACCTCTTTCTCTGCACCTCCGTCCTCATCACCTTCTTCAGATGTGCCCGTTGCGGTGGATGTTTCACTAGGCTTAGCACTTCCGTCGTCATCTTCTTCCATCGCAGTTGCTTCTGGACCGTAAGTCTCGGTGCCCGTGGTGGCCAACTTGGTCTCAATATACCCCCTTACAGGTGCACTCAAATTAGAAATCCCATAAAGCGCTGTTCCAGGAGAGCGAGTAGTCTTAGCAATGGTCTGAAGAACCACATTAGCCGACTGTTGGAGACCTATCAGACCTGCCATAACATCAAAAGTATTTAGTTGAACAGTGGATGCGAGTATTGGACGCTTATATGTCTTGTAGAATGCGTCGGCTGCCACAAGAAGTCCGTTCTGGGTTGGACCGTTCGGGTTCTCTGCGTAAGGTCTGTATGTTGTCCGACCAAATGTTCCTACCACGCTGCCTGTTGCACATTTACCATCTTCGCACGTGAAGCATTCAGTAGTGTCGTTCAGGAATTGTGCGACCTTCACTTGGAAGAAATCACCTACAGTCTTCTGGAAGAGCTCACCGAATGATTTACGCAAGTCCTGTGGCTCGAAGCCCGGACCGCGACTGCTTGGGTCTTCCTTTCGCGTTGCGTTCCCAACAACAGTTTGTAGCCAATTTGCGAGACAGTCGTGCATAGGAGCTGCACGTGCCATTCCTGCTGTTCCGCTAAGGCATTTGAGTTGGGCTTGATAATCTTTTTGATGCGACTTTCTACAAGATATCTCTGCTGCTGTCTCCTTCTTAGAGCCCGTAAGCTGGGGACATCCCGTATCACTCGTGTTCCCCTTAGCGAACACTTCGTCTATTATTTGGGTCCGCCATTTGTTCAGAACGGCTGCTACCGAAGCGCCGGACTTTACATCTTGTTCTGAGTCACCCGACACGCTTATTCTAACTGTCTCTTTGTCTATGGTTCCTGATGGGGACACTACCAGCTTGGAGTCGTTGGAGCAACCTTGCATAACGATGTCGGTCAGATACAAGTCTATTGTGGGCACCCATATAGCCTCGTTCAGTCCACTGTTGTCCTTCTTACCAGCTTCACTTTCAATTGCAATGCGTCTCATACACAATTCCGCCAAACGAAGATTGAAAACAACTGTCAAAATCATCTTGATACTGAGACCTAATTGGTTGGCTCGGGGATTACCTTTGACTTCAGGAATTACATCTTCCCATAGAAGGGACACGTAGTTCTGAACGCTCTTGTTTTCAATAGGCTTGGAT